TTTTCGGCCATAAAGAAGATGCTGACGAGCTGTGCGAGCGGCTAAACAGCGATCACGAACTGGACGCAACGTTTTCAGTGGATGAGGCTAGAGCCGCCGCATAAGCGGCCAGGGGCACCCAATGAAATACACACAAACCATAGTCTTTGCTCTGATCCTTTGCGCGATCATCGGCATTGACCTCTACATGCAGGGGATGACGAAGTGAATCCAAAGCACCGCGTGTTCTGGGAGTGGCTTGCCGATCAATATGAAGTCTGGGCAGACGATCCGCCCAAATTCCGCGGCATGGAAGAACACACTTGCCATTGGCTTGAATGCCACTTCGGCTTTAGGTTTTGGGCCAACGCCTGCGAACACCTTGTTGATATTTGGTCGTTTAGGTACGGGCAGACAATGGATCCTGCTGGGCTTGTTGGCGACGAAGATAGAGACGCTCAACGCCACGAGTTCTGTTGGTGGATGGCAGACACGATAAGGGAATACCTGGATACGGGCAAAGGTCCGTGGGCGACAGACTAATGGAAACCTCACAGCTTAACGACGCACAGCGCGAATACGAGGCAGGGCTTGAGGATAGCCAGCAGACTATTGCGCCGACCGACTATGAACTCGCAGACCAGATTGAGCCGTCCGAGTGGCTGCTTGATTTCGCTGAATACCTGATGGGCGACAGCGATGCCTCGCTTCTGATGCTTCTCGCTCACATCAAGGTCGCGCTGTCTTATCAGGCCGAAGACAACGACGCGGGTCTGCACCTTGCCGATCAGCAGCTCGGCGCTTTGGTGCGCCGTCACTTCACCGACTACCTGCGCAAGAACAAGGGGGCCGACCATGCCTGATCCTTACGTGATCCAGTCCATCGGCGGCCAGCTCGTCGTGAACCGCAACGGCGAGCGCATCGTTGCCACGACTCGAGACGATCTGGCTCGACTGGTCATGCAGTCCGACCGCCGCGCCGAGCAGCGCGAGCAGTTGAAGCGCATGGGGTTTGCGTCGTGACCGTCGTCCAGGGGCCAAAAGGACGGTGGCGGGCGTCGGCGCAAATGAACGGCGTGCGCCTGACGGCAGTAGGCGGCACGCGTGGTGATGCCCGGCGCGCTCTGGTGCGGCTGATGACTGCCGTGCTGTCTCAAGAATGAGGTAAACCGATGACCAAGCTAGTCCAACCGACCGACGTGCTGCGCGATGTCGCCAAGCACTTTCACACGCAGAATGCCTACGGCCTCAAGGTGGAGTCCGAGTGCCTGTTTGCAAAGCAACAGATCATGCGCAACAGCTACACGCTGAACGCAGCCCAGGCGCATCCTGACAGCCTTAGATCCGCAATCCTTAACGTCGCCGCGATTGGTGTCTCGCTGAATCCTGCGACTGCGCACGCGTACCTGGTTCCACGTGCGCCGGCAAAAGGCCAGCCCCCGCAAATCTGTCTCGACATTTCATACCGCGGCCTGGTGAAGCTGGCGACCGATGCCGGCGCGATCGAGTGGGCAAAGGCTGTGCTCGTCTACGAAGGCGACACCTTCCGCTGGAAAGGCCCGGCAACCCCGCCAGAGCATGAGGCGGATGTATTTGCCGCAGACCGAATCGACGCCAGTGATCCGCTGAAAAACCTGAAAGGCGGCTACTGCCTGGCAAAGCTCACGACCGGCGAATACATGGTGGAAGTGATGACCGCCGGCGAAATACTCGAGGTTCGCGACTCGTCGAAGGCGAAGGACGGGCCGTGGAAGGGCAAGTGGGCCGGGGAAATGGCGAAGAAAACGCTCGTCAAGCGCGCCAGCAAGTCCTGGCCGCAGTCCGATGGGCGCGACCGCATCGACACCGCGATTCATGTCCTGAACCAGCACGAAGGTCTGAGCGAAGCCGAGAGCGTCGACGAGGAAAAGATCACGGAGTTTCTGAACCTTGTCGCCACTGGGTCAAGCATGGACGTGCTGTGCTTCATGGTCGATGCATCCGACGAGCTTCAGGCGAACTGTTACAACGCGGCTCCGCAGGGCGAGAAAGGCAAGTTTAAGGAGCGCGTCACGAAGATGATGCGCGAGGCCCGCGAAAAAATCAGCACCTACGCGCAGAGCATTTCCAACCTTGCCGGACAGGGCGATCCCGCTGCGATTGCGGAATACGACGAACTGACCGACGCCGAGCGCAAGTTGGTGGACGTTGCGCTGACCGATGTTACTCACCGGCAGATTGAGCAGATGCGGCAGGAGGCGGCATGACCTACACCCAACGCACCCGCGAGCACATCGCGGACCTTATCCGGCCTGCTTTGGCCGAGGCGCGGGTATTTGCGGCCGAGCTTGGTATATCGCAACAAGCGCTGCGCCGCCACCTCCACGACGAAGGCACAAGCTGGTCGGCGCTCCTGCAGGCCGAGATCCTGTGGCGAGCCACCCTCCGTCGCAGCGAGGGTGCCAGCGAGCGGGACATAGCGGAGGAACTTGGCTATGCCAGCGTAGCGAACTACAGCCGGGCTATGCGGAACATGGCGCGGCGTCGGCAGGAGGTGGCGTGATATGACGTCTTACAAGGAATTTTTAGCAGGTAAGCAATACAGACACATTGACGCCGGTTTTGACTCGTACGACCTTCCCGATCAAATGAAGGATTTCCAGCGTGACTGTGTTGCGTGGGCTTGTCGTCGAGGGCGGTCAGCAATCTTTGCTGATACAGGACTGGGCAAGACGTTCATGCAACTGGCGTGGGCGGCGCAGGTAGAACGAGAAACCAATCGCCCTGTTTTGGTGGCGGCTCCGCTATGCGTTGCGCAGCAGACTGTGCGCGAAGGCGAGAAGTTCGGCATAGCATCGAACTACATGCGCGAGCCAGGTTTTTCTAATCCGCGCATTCATGTGACGAACTACGAGATGCTAAAGAATTTCGATCCTGCCGATTACGCCGGGATAGTGTTGGACGAGTCCAGCATCTTAAAGGGCATGGATGGGCGACTGAGAAAGCAGATCACGGAGTTTGCATCCGTCATTCCGTACCGACTGAGTTGCACGGCAACGCCATCGCCTAACGATTTCATGGAGCTGGGCACGCAGTCGGAGTTCCTCGGCATCATGACGCAAGTCGAGATGCTCGCTCAGTTTTTTATCCACGACGGATCAGATACGCAAAAGTGGCGACTGAAAGGACACGCCCGATCAAAGTTTTGGGAGTGGCTGGCCACTTGGTCGATCTTGATCCGACACCCGGCCGACCTTGGCTATTCCGACGATGGATACGACTTACCACCGCTCCGATTTGTCGATCATGTTGTCGAAACGGGCGAGAACGATGGGCTTTTCGCAAAGGTCGCGCAGGGACTACAGGAACGCAACAACGCTCGCAGGCAGTCGGTAGATCTTCGTGTAGAGAAGGCGGCAGAGATTGCTAATCAAATGACTGGCCCGGTGTTGGTCTGGTGCCACTTAAATGACGAATCCGCAAAGCTGGCCGAGATGATCGGCGGTGCTCAGCAGGTTTACGGCGCAATGCCTCCCGAGGATAAGGAAATGCATCTTCTGGCTTTTGCTGATGGCGACCTAGACGTGCTGGTTACAAAGCCCCGCATCGCAGGTTATGGGCTTAATTGGCAGCACTGCAATCAGATGATCTTTGTTGGACTGTCTGACTCTTGGGAGTCCTTCTATCAAGCTGTGCGCCGATGCTGGCGATTCGGTCAGCAGCGAGAGGTCACGGTTCACATCGTCACCGCTGACACGGAGGGCGCAGTGCTGGAAAACATCCAGCGCAAACAGCGCCAGAACGACGAGATGCGTCGAGAGATGGCGCTAGTGATGCGCGACTTGACCGTTGCAGAGATCAAAGGCGCGAAGCACGAACGCACCGACTATTTACCTTCTCAGTCTTTGGAGATTCCAGCATGGATGTCATAGATCAGGTCATTACGGACAAGTACAGCATCTACAACGCCGACACGGTGGAGGTCGCCCAGTCGCTACCAAGCGACTCTGTTCATTTCTCTGTGTTTTCGCCACCTTTCGCTAGCCTGTACACCTACAGCAACAGCGACCGGGATATGGGCAACGTCGTTACGCATGAGGAGTTTTGGGAGCAGTACCGATTCTTGATCCGTGAGCAGTTCCGCGTGATGAAGCCGGGGCGGAACATAGCCATCCACTGCATGAACCTGCCTACGTCAAAGCAAAATGATGGATTCATCGGCATCCGCGATTTTCGCGGCGACATCATCCGCGAGTACCAGCGCGAGGGGTTTGTGTATCACTCCGAGGTCTGCATCTGGAAAGATCCAGTAGTTGCGATGCAGCGCACAAAGGCGCTTGGCCTGCTTCACAAAACGATAAAGAAAGACTCTGCAATGTCGCGCATGGGCATCCCTGATTACGTGGTGACGATGCGCAAGCCAGGAGAAAACACTGAGCCGGTGGAGGGCGAGTTTCAATACTACTGCGGCGACACTCCGCCGGAGGGGTTTACAGGCTACCAGCGCGATGACGGGCGCATGTACTACGTTCCCGGCGAAAACAGCACGAGCATAGATGTTTGGCAGAAATACGCATCGCCAGTATGGGATGACATAAACCAGACCGACACGCTGAACTTTCGTGAGGGCCGTGACAATGACGACGAGCGCCATATCTGCCCTTTACAGCTAGATGTGATAGAGCGATGCATTCAGCTTTGGAGCTTACCCGATGAGATCGTATGGACTCCGTTCATGGGAATAGGATCTGAGGTTTATATGGCAATCAAGTTGGGCCGAAAGGCGATAGGAGTTGAGCTTAAGCCGTCTTACTTTGATCTGGCCAAACGCAACATACAGATGGCTGCGGAAACTCAATACGACATGTTTGCCGCATGACCTACGCGGCCCTCTACATCGTCGGGGGCCTGATATTTGCGCGGTGGCTGTACGCAGCTTATGGGGTATATACGATGGAAAATCACACAGCCGAAATCATGCGGCACAAAGAGCGACTGATCCGCCTGAATGACGAGATCCGCATCCTGCGCGACGAGAATGCGCGACTCAAGGAAAGCTGCGAACAGTGGCAAGAACTGGCGCGGTCCTATGCGCGGACGGTCGAGCGGATGCGCGAGGAACAGGTGAAGCGGACTGGGGCAGCCCTCGCGGGCGAGGAGGGGTGATGAGCAGAACCCACCACCACCGAAACCAAAAGCGGCAGCACGTTGGAGAGGATCTTTGGAGCAAACGCGGGTACTCGTTCCCGTATTCCAGCGTTGGCAAATGGCTATCCAAGCGGGCAGAGAGAGCACGATTGAAGCGTGAAGATCGTAATGAAGTTAACGCGGCCACGGCGGCCAGTGGCGAGGACGCCGACCAGTAATGCTTGTCGATTTCAACACGCTGCGGGAGTACAGCAAGCGCCAGCGCGCCGCTGATGTCGTTCGGTGGTTAAATCAGCGCGGCATACGTTGCGGGTTGTGAAGCCTGCGGTCTCGGATTAAGGGGTGAGGGAAAACCTATCCAGTTGAATCATATTCGACATTCATGACAACTTCTGGCGACTGGTATGATCGATAACCGTCACGAATAGATGTAACCCTGATTGTCAACTGAGTTG